CCCCTCGCCCTGCACTGCACGGCCGAGAACTTCCGGAAGCCCGCGGTCCGGCAGGGCGTCCTCGCCCTCTTCGAGAAAGACTGCAAGGAGCTCGCGGCCGCGGGAGACCAGCGGGAGATCCTGCTGAGCTTCAGCACGGACCCGTACAACGAGCTCGAGGACCGGTACCACATCACCCGCGAAATGATCAACCTCCTCAACAAAAACGGCCTGCATTATACTATCCTGACGAAAGGCAGAAGTCCGTTGCGTGACATCGAACTGATGCTGCAGCGGCCCGACCTCTGCCGGTTCGGGACCACGCTCACGCTCCTTACCGAGAGGGACTCTGCAATCTGGGAACCGGCCGCAACCTACGGCAGAGAACGCATCGAGGCCCTGCGGTATGCGGCCCTGAAAGGGATCCGCACCTGGGCGAGCATCGAGCCGGTCCTCTACCCGCAGCAGTCCCTCGAGCTGATCCGGCTCGCCATCCCATACTGCCAGGAGTTCCGGATCGGGAAGTTCAACCACTCTCCCCAGCTGCAGGAGTTCATGGCCTCGATCGGGTACGTCCCGCCCACCGATGCCGAGCTGATCCGGTTCGTGGAGAGCGCCCAGGATCTGCTGGCGGGGACCGGCCGGACGGTCATTTTCAAGAAGGACCTGCAGCCGTACCTGCGGGAGGCACGCCATGAATAACCCCCGCCCTCAAACCATGTGGGCCATCGCCCGGAAAGGCTGGCGCTCGAATATCCGGGACTACATCATCCCAACGTCCGGCGAAATTAACCGGAAAGACGCGATCGAGAGGTTCGTTAAACTCTTCCCCAAAAAGACATGGCCCGAGCTCCGAATGCAGGGGTTCTATGCCATCAAGGTGGAGATGGTGCCGATCGGAGGCCGGCCATGACCCACCGGATCGCCATCCTCAAACCCGGCCGGCACATCTACACCAAAACGGAAGTCTCGCTCGATCGCAGCATGAACGAGATCAAGAAGATGCTCTTGGATAACGGCTGCACCCGCATCGGCACGCAGGAGGATCTCCGGGGCAAGGTCCCGATCCATACCCTCATCTTCGAGAAAGACGGGCTGCCATTTATGATCGAGTTCCCGGTCGTGTACGAGCGGCTGCGGAACAACCCCGACAAGCTCCGCATGGACCTCTCCGGCCGGATTATCAGGGACCGGATCAAGGTCCTGCTGATGGAAGTCGAGATCGGGGCCTCCCCGTTCACCGCAGCAATGGCGCAGTTTGTAGCGATCGCGGACCGATCCACCGGGCACCCGGTCCAGATGGAGAACTATATGCTGGAGCACCAGAGCGAGATCCCAAGTGGGACCCTATTCCTGCCCGGAGGCCGGCCATGAACCAGACCGATATCCAGGACCGCATCTCGGACATCCTCGCCGAAATGCAGGACCTCGCCTCCGACGCGGAACTATCGTATGGGGAGATCCTGATCGAAGTCGCGCTCGCGATGACCCGCGAGTGCACCGGCCAGGACCTGACCGCGGAGGAGAGGAAGAAGGAGATCGCCCAATTCCTCGCGGCCGTCCAGCAGAAAGCGGAGGCTGCTGCATGAAGCCCGGCATCCCCGGCCCATCGGACCGCGACCAGATGCTCCGGTTCCGGGGCGAGATCCTGCGGAACGTTGACGCGGCGGTCCAGCTCTGCGCGAAGATCCACAAGGAAAGCGGCGGCCAGTGCGGCCTCGGGACCAACTGCCCCTTCCATGCAGCGTTCCGGCCCCACGCCCCATTCGGCTGCGAAGTGAGCGGCATCGAGCAGGTCCTCGGGGTTGCCGAGACGGTCCAGGAGATCGGCAGATGTCCGCACCAAGTCGAGAATAACGACTGCGCCATTTACCCGGACCAGTGCCAATTCCAAACCGATGACGGGAAGTGCGGCAGGGAAGCCGCCGCCCTCGCCCTTGCAGAGGCCCCGGACAAGCTGCCCGATGAGGATCCGGGATTCATCATAGAAGCCGAGATCCCGCCAGCAATGCCGGAAGGCGGCATGGACGTGATGAGATGACCACCCAACCCTGTCCTTACCACGTCGAAAAGCAGCCCTGCGAGCACCGGAAGCGGTGCCCCCTGCTGCACTCGGCCGACTACGTGGTCTGCACGGCCCTGTCGCTGCACGATATCGCCATGGTCCGGGCGTGGGTGGTCGGGAAGGCGCTGGACCGGGAGGAGATTTAAAATGGGGCACTTTGAGAAGGGCGTCTGGAAAAAGGAACCGATAGAGCGGTTCATCGAAGCCTCGAAGGAAATGGCCGAATCTATCCAAGAGTGCACCGGCGCGATGATAGAATTCCATGGAACCCTCGAAGAAAGCGGATATTTCAAACAGGGCCGATGGATATCACCATTCGATGCACTCTTTGCCGAACCGTCAGAAGAACCGACGTTCAATGTTGAGCTGACATATGATGTCCCGATTTTCAGGCAGGGGGCGGTCATCCGGTGGGAGCAGAGGCACCATATCAAGACATTTACTCAATCTGAGATGAAATCGATGCTCCACAGCGACGGGGAGCGGATGTTTTTCGGCCCATGCAGTTTACCGCAGGTGCAACCATGACCAAAGAATCGACACGAGACGACGCCTCGCACACCATCGGCGTATGGGGATACACTAAAGTAGAATTCCGGAAAGCAGAACACTTCCGGAACCTCAAACCGCCCTGCATGTTCCGGGACGGCCGCCGGATCCACCCGAACGAAGAACACCCGAGCCAGCGGGGATACCTGTTTATCCGGCGCCCGGGGTTTGATCCCATCCTGCACCCGGAACAGCGGAAGAGCGCCTGCCCGTACTGCCTGAAGGTCCTGGATATGGAAAAGGCTGATGAGATCGCAGGAGAAAATGGAGAAGCAGCGAAGGTGTGACGATGGAACTTACCGAAGAAAACCGAAAAGAGATCATTGCCTTTTTCGAGAGAAATAAGGACAACATCATCGAGGCCCCATCGATGACTCGTGATTACTATCAGAGGCCATCGGAAGACGGATCTTATTTCCATGAGAACGTACCTTATAATGAGATCACAGTCTTGATCCGGATGAGACTACCCCTCGTCGAGAAGGTGTAAGTGGCGATGACAAAAGCCCACGATGTAACGATCCCGGTTGCCGATCTTCAGGCACTTTATCAGCGTGATGGAACTCCGTTAAAAAATCAGGGCATTATCATTGGTGGAACAGAAGCAGACGAGGCCATATCAGAGTTCCGGATCGTTCGCAGGAACCCGCCAAGCAAGAAATATCCGCACGGTAGTATCACCGTCGAAGCGGCGAGTGATACTGATGCCGGACCGGTCAAATCTAGTGGCCGCATGAAGATCATTCAGGGAGAGTGAGCGACGACGAATCTGTTTGATCGTTTCCTCTTGGATTATCCGGTAATAGTTGGAGCGATTGCCGGTCTCATTACCGGCCTCCTTGTCGGCATCCTCATAGGAATTACACTTTAATCCCCCCCTTTCTCACCTCCGCCTTATCCGCTTTTCTGCATTTTCTATAACGGCATAATCTCCCGCCTGCTATTCTTTCATCATTACAACACCCGGACAAAAGAGCCGGGGGAGTTTTTGACAGACATGACAGCGCCACAGATCGCAATTCCGGCGGGGCTTTTCAAAGCAGGAAAGACCGGCGCCGGGGGCCAGCCGAGGCCCATGAAACGCATCCGCCGCGACATCTTCCAGCTCACCAACATGCTCTATGGGCTTACGATGACCGGCGCGTACAAGGGACTGGATCCCAAATCGGTCATCGTCGACATTGCCTATGACGGTGAAGTCGAGCACGACCCGCACACATCACGCCCGCTGAAATTCGTGACAGACGACCCGGCAACCCCCGGGTTCTGGCTCGGCACCTTCAAAGCGCCGAACAACAGGGAGGAATACTCCGCGGAAGGCAAGCACAAGGTCCGTATCAGTGTTGCCCCCCGGCAGGCCCCGTCCACGCAGATGATCATGACCATCGTCGTCCCGAAAGACGGGGCAACAAAGGAAGTACAGACCACCATCGAAACCCGGATCCCGGTCTATGGCGCTGGCTGCAACGGGCAGTCTATCATCGTAGGGTACACGACCAAAACCGAAACCACGACCATGACCGTGCCGGCAGAGACAGAGATCTCTTACGAGGGCGTGTCGGTCAAGCAGATCCTCGGTCCCCGGGACTTCTCGCCCGAAGCTGGCGGAGCTACCGCAGAGTTCGAGTTCGAGATCTACCCGACCAGTGAATCCCCCTTCGGTGATGGCGGCGCCCCCAGGAACGACTGATCACCATGATGATCGAGGAAACCCAGAACCGGACCTCCGCCAGCCCGGCGCTTATTGCCGCATTCCCGCAGTGGTATGGCCCGAAAGCCTGCGATCCGGACATGGGCGGCGGGGATGTCGAGCTCGACAACCTCCTTGCCAAACTCGCCGCGAAGTTCTGCGGGGTAGGTGGCGCCCTGTCCACCAGCTCCGAGCAGCATGCATTCCAGGCCGGCGCCCTCATCGGGTACCTTTACCTCAACCAAACCGAGTGCATCCCGGTCCCGGATTTCTGGATCAAGGAGAGTCACCACTTCTACAGCGGGCTCGTGATGGGCCGGGCCGCGAAGAAACTGGAAGACGCCAGCGGGCGGATCCCGTGGACCCCCGTGATTGTCGCAGCGGTCGGGGCGCTCACTGCCGGCACCGTGTACGGCCAGAGCCTCCTCTCGTGGCTCGCGAGTATCGCGGTATGAACACTATCGGGCCCGCGTCTGCCTGCCGTCTGGATGCTATCCCCCGGCACGGAGCAGAGCCCCATCGGGCGCGGTCCACCCCGCCCGGGCCCTTTCCCCTGCGTGCAGCAGGTCCCTGCTCACAACACGCCTGCTGCATCCGGGGATTTATCGCACGTCCCCTCCCGGCTCACAGTCCCGGGCGGAGATCATCACCCTGCCAGATGAGAGAGGAACAATGCAACGCACCGCACAGCAGAAGGACACGATACCCGGTACGAGTTCCATTCGATACTCCCCATCAGAGATAATTGTAGTCGCAATATCCTCACGCCCTCTTGAGGCAGGGGCCCTATAGGGATAGTCAGTCAGCAACAGGGTAGGGAAGCCAGGCCCGTCCCGGCAGGCCCATAACCTGCAGATCGGCGGTTCAAATCCGCCCCCTGTTATCTATGACCCTTTGCGGAAGAATCCCGAACGACGCGGACTGCATGTACTGCCCCGACTCGTACGAGTGCGGTCTGGTGCAGGAAGAGGAGAAGCGGTTCATTGCCGAGCTCACGGAAAAGCACGGGAAGGGGATCTGAGCGATGGGCCGGAAGTGCAGTATTTGCGAGCACAAATCGCGACAAGAAATCGATTCCGCGCTCGTCAGTCCGGGCGCGGTATTACGCGACATAGCGAGCCAATACCGCGTTGGAAAAGACGCCCTATCGCGACACGTAAACGGGGGCCACATCGCGGAGAAGATCCAGAAGGCCCGCAACGCCCGGGAGGCGGTGGAGGCCGACAACCTCCTCTCCCGCATCGTGAAGCACCAGGGCCGGTTCGACAAACTGATCGAGCGGGTCCAGAAGACCGGGGATATCGATTGGGAGCTCAAGGTCCTGCACGGGCTCAAGGAGTACCTCGAGCTGGAAGGCAAAGCGACCGGCGCCTTCCGGGAGAAGGTCGAGCACAGCGGCAGCGTGGCCCTCGGGATCACAACCCTCCCGGACGACGAGCTCGCAGATCTCCTGATAAAACGGAGGGGCTGATCCTGGCATCGGTCGAGGTCCGCAACGCTGCAGCCTGCCGGATAGCGCAGCGGTCCCCTGCGGACTTTGCCATCATTGTGTCCGGGGGCCGGTGGATAGAGCCCCCGCACCTCACCCTGATCAACAACCTCCTCCTCCGGATTGCTCGGGGGAGTCTCTCCCGGCTGCTGGTCTCCCTCCCCCCGCGGCACGGGAAAAGCGAGATGATCAGCAAGTATTTCCCGGCGTGGTATCTCGGCACGTTCCCCGACCGGCGCGTGATCCTCACCTCCTACGAGGCGGACTTTGCGGCACAGTGGGGAAGGAGGGCCCGTGACCTGCTCGAAGAATACGGCAAGGTATTCCCCGATCCAATCACGGTCAGCAGCGACAGCAGCGCCGCCAACCGATGGGATATCACCGGCCGGGCGGGCGGTATGACAACGGCGGGCGTTGGCGGCCCCATCACCGGGAAAGGCGGACACCTGATCGTGATCGACGACCCGGTCAAGAACGCCGAGCAGGCAAGCAGCCCCACGTACCGGGAAAAGGCATGGGAGTGGTATCAGTCCACGCTCTATACCCGGCTCGAGCCGGGCGGGGCCTTGATCCTGATGATGACCCGTTGGAACCAGGGCGATCTTGCGGGAAAGATCATAGAGGAGATGAACAACGGCGGGGAACGATGGGAGACCGTCAACCTTCCCGCGATCGCGGAACCCGGTGATATGCTCCACCGTGCGCCCGGGACACCGCTCTGGCCGGATAGGTTCAGTCTCGCGGACCTTGACCGTATCCGGCGGACCGTGGGCTCCTACCACTGGGCGGCCCTCTACCAGCAGCGGCCCACCCCTCAGGAAGGCGGGATGTTTAAGCGGCAGTGGTTCGAGATCGTGGACGATTACCCGCGGCACTGCCGGGCGGTCCGCAGATGGGATCTCGCGGCATCTGTGCAGAAGGGAGACTGGACCAGCGGCCTTAAGCTCGGGATCCTGGACGGGGTCTGTTACGTGATCGACCTCCAGCACGTCCGCGAGAACCCTGCAGGAGTGGAGGCCTTGGTCCGCCAGACCGCTGCAGGGGACGGCATCGCAACAATGATCCGGATGGAGCAGGAACCGGGGAGTTCTGGCGTGAACACCATCGACAACTACGCCCGGAGGGTGCTTGTCGGGTACAACTTCAAAGGCGTCCCGTCAACGGGGCCGAAAGAAGTGCGGGCCCAGCCGGTCTCTGCAGCAGCGGAGGCCGGCAACGTCAAGCTCGTCCGCGGCCCGTGGAACGGCGTCTTCCTGGATGAAGTGAGCATGTTCCCGAACGGGGACCACGACGATATTGTCGATGTCCTGTCCGGGGCGTTCACGGACCTGACGCTGCAGCAGAGCGGCCACATCTGGGCCCGCGGGAAGAAGATAGGAGCAACATCATGACACGAAAGCAAGGAATAACCCGGCGGGTCCTGAGCCTGCTGGAGGGCCCGGTGGATGCGGTGCAGACCTGGGCAAAGGCATGGAATATGAAAGGCGGGCTGGATCTCACCCAGGACCCGGGCAGGGACTTCCGGAAGATGCGAAACCTGCGGAACATCTACCTGCAGGGCGGGTATGTTGCGGAAGGCGTGGACCTGTACCCGCTCTATGCCATCGGCAACGGGTATGAGCTGGAGATCGACGAGGAGAAAGGCGACGGCGAGGAAGCCAAAAAGAAGGTCGAGGAGTTCCTGACCAGGATCAACTTCTATGATGTCATGTGGCAGCTCATGGTCGATGCCGAGACCGTGAGGGACGGGGTGGCGGAAATCGTCTATGGAAAAGGCGAGCTCGGGTCGGTGCCCGTGAACGTGGTACCCCGCCCGGCGGAGTGCTTCGAGTTCGATACCAACCTGAAAGGGGTGATCGAGAAATATATCCAGAAATTCGACAACCGGGGCAACACCGTCAAAGACGTCCCCCTGGAACCGGGGCAGGTCCTGCACTACCAGTACATGAGCCGGACCGACTCTCCCTACGGGATCTCGATCGTGGAGCGGGTAGTCCACGATATCAAGCGGGACACGAAGGTCACGGAGGCCATCACCGCGGGCATCTGCCTGCACGGGACCCCGAAGTGGCATATCCAGGCGAACAGCACCAAGCCCGACGCCCCACAGATGACCAGTACAGAGAGGTCAACGCTCGAGACCGAGTTCGAAGACTTCAATGCAAAGGACCAGTTCCTTACAGAGGGCGATGTTAAGGTCGTGGCCCTGGACACCGCGGGCGTGCAGAACGTGCAGATGTACTCCGATGTCACCCTGCAGCGGGTGGTCGCCGGCATGGGGATCCCGGGCGAGCTGCTCGGGCTTCGGCAAGGAACCACCGACGCAACCGCTGTCACCCGCGTCGGGGCCTTCTTCAAGAAGATCAAGAGCTGCCAGCGGGATATCGAACAGATGTGGAACACCCAGGTTATCGACAAGATCACCGGAAAGCCCGGCCTCGTGAAACTGAAACTGCAGGACACCGACCCGCAGGACTTTGCGAAGATGGCGACCGCGATCGCCCAGCTCAGGGCCGGCACGGACCCCGATGCGGTATGCCCGGCAGCCTGGGCCCGGGAACAGCTGGGTATCCCTGAGGACGAGCGGACGGACGAGGAGAAGCCCAAGAGGCAGGTGTTCCCCCCGGGTTTTGGCGGGGGATTCCCGTTCGGGCAGATTCCAGGTCAGACCCCCGGGCAGCCCCCGCAGGACCAGCAGCCGCCCGGGCAAAATCCCGAAGAGCAGGAAGACGATCCAGAGAAGGAACTCGCGGCAGCCGCCCACGAGCTCGCGCAGATCATGAGGAAGGCAAGCGGGGGGGCATAACACGGCCACCCTCCCGCACCTCACCCGGGCGATTAACCGATTCACCCGGGCCGCCATCGGATACCAGAAACGGAGGGAGAAGGACGCCCTCGCCAGCGCCCACCTGCTCGAAGTCGAGAACTTCTTCGAGAAGCAGTACCAGTCGGTGATGTTCCGGTTCATGTTCATGCAGGAGTATTTCCCGCAGGTCCCCCCGGAGCCCGTCCGGCTGATGGAAGCCAAACGCCCTGCTAGCATCGAGGCCCTGAAACGGTGGGCGGACATCTGGCAGAGTGTCGAGTTCGACACCACGCCGATCCTGCAGGGGGTTGTGAAGGGCATCGAGGCCGACGCCCTGCTGAAAGGCGCGGACCAGCTCAGGGCGCAGCTCGGGTTCGACGCAAAGACCACGTTCTCCCTGAGTAACCCCCGGGCGGTCGCCTTCTTCCGGCAGACCGGCGGCAGTATCGACTACATCAAGGGCATCCAGGGGACCACGGCCGAGAGCCTCAAGACCCTGATCACCACGGCCCTGGATGAAGGCTGGAGTTACAACGACACGGCAAAGGAGATCCGGAAGTTGTTCGACGGCCCCATCAGCACGGACCGCGCCAGGCTCATCGCCACGCACGAGGCAGCGCAGGCATACGAGGCCGGCAACCGGGCCTTTGCGGATTCCATCAGGGATGACGGAATCGAGATGGAAAAGATGTGGACCACCTCGCACGACGACCGTGTCAGCGATGGCTGCGCGACGAACGAGAGCGACGGCTGGATCCCCATCGACCAGCCGCACAGCAGCGGCGACCAGGAGCCGCCCAGGTTCCCCGGGTGCCGGTGTTACGAGCAGTACAGGCAGGCGAAAGCATGAACGGGCGCGTTTTTAACGGCATCAACAACAATGACGTTAAATCCATCAGCCCGGACTCGTTCCGGTTCCACGGCCCGATGAAGGCCCTGTTCTATCGGCTGCTGAAACTCATCAATCCCCCGCCGAAGGAATGGCTGGATGATGTCAGCGGTAACATGGCCGTTCTTCGTGAAATCTATGACGAGTACCTGCAGCACGAGAAACAAGCATGGCGGCGCGATGTACTGACCCGTGCGATCCCGTTCTCGCTCTGCCTTGCGAACTACGACGAGAATTATGAGGAGGTCGTCCAGTGGTTCCTGTACCGCATTATCCAGGAACAGAACCTGCTCCATTTCACCTATGAGAACCGGACGCCCGCGTGCTGGTTTCAGGATGGCAGGGGCCGGATCGGTCTGTCGAAAGAAAACCGGAAGATAGCGGAGGAGATGAATTATGTCGAGTAAAAAGAAACCCGAACCGAAAGCACAGCAGGAACCGCCCGCAGAACAGGAGCAGCCGGAGGCCCCTATGGGGTATGCCGTGGCAGACTCAATTCCACTCCCTGATGGGAGGCATGAAGTCGCTATCGCTCCCATGGCGGCCACGGCCCCGAGTATCGAGGACCGTGTAGCTGCGCTCGAGATGGCAAACATCGAACTCGAGAAGCGCCTTAAAAAACACGAGGAATACCATTTCGGGAGGCCGGCCACTTGACCAGCGGGGTCCCCCTCGCTCTCATCGAACGGGCATATATCAACGTCACCCGGAACCGGCTCTCCCATGCGGAGATCGCCGCCCACCTCTCTCTTCTTTACGGCATACCCAGGACCCGGAAGGGCGTCATCGACTACACCCACCGGGCCCGCGTGAAATCAGTTAGTTAGTATAAACCAAACTATACCCTTTGCGTTTCATATATCTACATGCCAGAAGTGGCAACCATTTCTCCGCCCGATGCATCGAACAACACCGGAGGGTCCGACCAGCAACCCCCCGACGGCATTCCCCACATCCGGGCGTTGCAGGTCGCATTCAATTCCGCAAACCGATTTTACGAGCTCGAAAGCGGCGATCTCCTCATCAAGGACGTCCCGCTGCTCGCTGAGGGCGAGTGGACCGACTCAGCACAGAAGACCCCGCTCTACTATCCCGCGAAGACTCTCGAAGCATATGCCGGCAACTGGATCCGGCGGACCGGCTATAACCGCCATATGGGCGGTGTGCCCCGGGACGAGAGCAACCGGGTGAGCGAGGCCATCAACCCGCATTTTGGTCATTTCACAGACGAGGAGGGCAACACCCACGCCGCTGTTCTCTCTGATCTCCTCGTCTATGGCTCCACCCCGAGCGGCAGGGCGACGCAGGAGCTGATCAAGCGGAAGAACATCAGGTACGTCAGCGTCGAGCACGGGGGCGATGAAGCGGAGAATCCGCAGACCCGCCGTATGGAGGCCTCGAGCCTTGTCTTCGGGGGCTTTGCCTTCGTGAACAAGGGAGCCTGCAAGGTTTGCAGGCTGAACGAGGCTCCCGCTGAAGAAACCACCCCGGCACCCGTAGCGGGGCCGGTGGAGCAGGAAACCATGGACACCAAGGAACTGGAAGCACAGATCGCGGCCCAGGAGCTCAAGATCAAGGAGCTCTCGGCAGCGGTCGAGAAGGCACAGAAGCCTGCAGCACCTGTGATCGAGATCCCCAAGGAACTCGCCGCGGTCCCGGGCGCGATGAAAGAACTCTCCGATGCACTCGGCACTATCAACAAGCGCCTGGATGCGCTGGAGAAGGACGGCACCCCTGCCACTGGAGCAGGCGTAACAAAGGAACTCGAAGCCCTGCCGGAATTCTACGTTCCCGTAGACCGGATCAAGGGCACCGTAGGAGGTCAGTAATATGACAGCAACCACCCTCGTTGCATTCGACCCGACTGACGGGGAAGGGGTTCGTCTCGGACCCACCAGGACCTTCAAAGCAACGGCTGCGATCCTCCGTGGATCACTCGTCGCCTTTGATGCCAGTGGAGAAGATGACTATGTCTCCCCGGCGGGCACAACGCTCGGCGCTTTCGTCGGTGTTGCCCTGAACTCTCAGGCAACCGTCGGAGGGGAAGTAACCGTCGCAATGGACGGATCGATCCTCTACGTCATGATGGCAGCCGACGATTCCGCGATCGACGCGGGCCACTGGCTCATGGTCGGATCTGTCGCAGGCACGGCCATTGAGTACGATCCCGCTATTGGGGCGCACGCGGCCACCCAGGACACGCAGAGCACTGCCCCGATCGGCAAGGCAATGCGCAACTCAGTTGCCGGTGCGGCGACTGTCGGGTCAAAAGTACTGATGATGATCCAGACCAGCCCGCAGCAGACTGCGAGCTCCTAAGGAGGCTGAAAGAAATGACACAACTTCTCATCAGGGCACTTGAAGCGGGTTTCCTTTCGGACTCTGCAGAACAGAAGAGACTCCAGAACGACATCATCATCCGCGACCTCTCGGCGTTCGAGCGGGCAACCGGCTCCAGATACATGATTCAGGGCGCGGACGGCAAGGTCAAGCCTGCCCGTGAACTGCTCGTCAGTGAGGACATCGCAAGCACCACCCTCATCCAGACCGAGATCAACCGGACGATTATGGACGGTGCGCAGCCCGCACGCTGTATGCGTGACGTGGTCCCGGTCTTCCCGATGAAGGGGAACACCCTCCAGCTCAATATCGGAAGCTCGGGCCGGTACGCCCCGTTTGTCGGGGAAGGTGCGGAGTTCACACTCCGGAACCAGACCTACACCGCCCGCACATGGACGGCAAAGAAGATCGGCGAGATCCCGCTCTGTACCAAGGAAATGGTGGATGACGGTCTCTTCTCGGTCGTCGAAATGGAGGTTCGTGCTGCAGGGGAAGCCTGTGAGAACACCCTCAACCAGTGGATGCTCCAGGTGCTCCTCGACAACGCCGGCAACGAGTACGATATCAACGCAGCCGTCGCCGCTCTCGGTGGTGCGGCCGCAATCCGCGAGGCAAAGGCCCTCATCGCCGCAGACGGTTTCCACGCCGATACCACGGTCATCCACCCCCAGGTCGAGACGTATGTCTGCAAGGACTACACCCCGATCGCCTACAACCCGGTCGCCCAGGAACAGATGCGGACCGGCCTGCTCCCGATGATTCTCGGGACCAAGCTGTCCGAGTGCGGTGTCGAGCTCACCACCACCACAAAACCCGTGAAATCCGCCTCCTATGTCTGGGGAGCGCCGACCGACGGATATATCGGCATGGTTCTCTTCGACAGCCGCAAATGCGGAGGCATCGGCATGCGCCAGGATATGTTCGTCGAGGACTACCGCGACCCGCTCCGGGACCTCATCGGCGGCAAAGTCTCCATGCGTGTGGCCTGCCAGTACGGCCTCGCAGACTCGATCTCCCGTGTCGAATACGGCGGAGCCTAAACCAGAGGGAGGATATCCCTCATGGTTTTGACTTCTGAAAACAGCGGCAAGTACCTGACCCGGGACTACTGGCGGCGGAAGGAAGCGGGCGAGAAGGACTCGTCCAACCTCACCGCCGCCGATAAAGATTTCCTGGAGATCCAGGATGGCGAGGGGCAGGCAAAGCACGACCTGGAGCAGCTGAGGAGGAAAGCGGATGGCATTTGCGACGTATGACGAGGTGCAGCTCGAAGCAGGGACAGCCTGCGGAACGCTCACCACGGCCAACATCACCAGCCTGATCGTCCGCGTCGATGCCGAGATCACAGACACCCTTGCGGTGAGAGGCATCACGGCCCCCGCTGCCGACACCCGGCTCAAGACCGCCTCGATCGCGCTCACCATCGCCAAGATCAAGCGCCGGCAGGCCCACGAGCTCAGCCGGCCGAACTCCATCTCTCTTGGCGGGGATATCTCCTTCAGCACCTCACCGGAGGCCGAGATTAAGGCCCTGGAGGATGCGGCAGCGAAGGCAATCGAGCAGTATGTCGCGTACGTGAACGGCAGCGGCGTCCGGGCAACCCGTATCCGATCGGGGTGCCACTGATGCCGCTCCCCTCCGTTTTTCTCATCCACAGCGCCACCCTCCATCAGCTGCAGCAGCAGTTCACGCTCGGGTACGATGGCGGGACCGCGGTGTTCACCCCAGGGGCCACGCTCACGGGCGGGACCTCGCACGCCACCGCTGTCATCGTCTCGACCGGGGCCCAGGCATCCGGCACGCTCACCCTGCACACCATCACCGGCACGTTCGCCAACGATGAAGCGATCACCGACAACAATGGCACCCCCGGGGCGGCCGTGGTAAACGGCACGATCGCAGAGAAGTTCGGCAGTAACGGGGAGCTCGCGTACACGGACGTGACAGCGACCGTCTCCTGCCGGTTCGTTGCCCCGCAGGAATCCATGCGGGTAAATGGCCGGAACGTGCCGTATATCGTCAGCTCGCCCCGGGTCCTGCTTCCTGCAGGGACGGCCGTGAACGAAGGCGACACCCTGACCAGCACGGTCCTCGGGTTTGCCGGCACGTTCCGGATCAACTCCGTGAAGCAGACCTACGAGGCCGCCCAGGCTGCAGTATCGCACATCACCTGCGAGATTGCCGCTGCAGGGGCAACGGGAGGCGCGTGATGGCTGCAGATGACCCACAGACCGATCGCGAGCTCCTCCTCCAGATGAATGAGAAACTCGACACCCTTATCGGATGCAAAGACGACCACGAACAAAGGATCCGGAACCTCGAAAACTCGTTCTGGAAACTCATTGGTCTGGCGTCGGTGATCTCGTTCATTGCCGGGTGGTTCGGCAGCAAGTTCCCCGGGAGCGGTAGCTGATGCCTCTCGAAGGGATGGACGTGGTTGAGGGAAATCTCACCCGGTACATCGAGAGCAAGATCAAGCAGACCCGGACTGCCGCAAAACTCGGCGGGCAGGCTTACGCGAACGATGTGAAGGTCCTCGCACCTTACAAGACCGGCACCTATCGACGTTCAATCCATGTGGCCGAACCGGAAACCAACGGGTTCCAGACCACTGTCAAGGTGGGAACGGACCTTCCCCATGGTCGCCGGCTGGAATTCGGCTTCTTCGACATGACCGACAAGCTCAAACGGCACTTCTTCCAGTACCCCCGCCCGCATTTCCGCCCCCCGTTCGACACCGAACGGGCCCGGTACCTCGCCATCATGGCGGGGGAGATGCGTGACGATACCGACTATCTCGGGCAGAAGATGGACGAGTGGACCACCAACACGCGGATCGCCGACATGTTACGCCCGGACATTACCGATTTGGGCAGTTACGGAGGCACCATCTCATCTGTTGGTGGCGATTTCATGGAGCCCGTGGTTGTGCAGGAAGGAGCACCGGTCAAACCCGGAGTACGGTATGTAGGTGATTGGGATTGAAGGATCCAACCCTCGCGGTGATCTCGACCCTTAAGGCCAACACCGCAGTATCGGCCCTGGTCGGCACCCGCGTGTACCGGGCCACACTCCCGCCCGATTATTCAGTCAGCACCAGCGGCCCCGCGATCGCGGTCGTGCGGGTCGATAAGATCCAGGACGAACCGACCAACTCATCGAAGTATGCGACGGCCCGGATCCAGTGCACCACGTTCGCCACTTCGGATCATGCGGCCGAGAACCTTTCGGACCTGATCCTCGCGGCGCTGGAAGACAAGCAGAACACCCTCATCGAAGGGGTAGCGATCTCTGACATCGAGGACGCCGGATCAGTCCCGGACAACAGCGACGGGCTCACCCTCGGGGTGTACCGCGATAACCACGATTTCAGGATCCAGTATCGGAACCATTGAAGGTGAAAAGGAACTATGTCAGGACAGGCATTATCGGCAAAGGGGATCGCCCTCGTCTATAACGGGATGGTCCTCGCCGAAACCACGGAGGTATCCCCTCCGAAACTTGCATGGACGAAAGACGACGGGACCGGGCACAGCAGCACCCGGAAGGTTCACCTGCCCGGTGAGAGCGAGTACAGCGACGCCAGCTATACTGCCTTCGCCATCGACGACACCGCACAGGGGACGCTCGAAACCCTCGCAGCAGCCGGCACGATCGGCCTCTGGAAGATCGTGTATCCGTCAACGTGGAAATACCCGTTCAAGACCAGGGCGTTCTCCGCGTGGATCTCCGGCCTCGAGCCGGTGACCCCCAGGACCGGGCGGGCTACCTACAAGCTGACCCTTACGCCGGTCGAGGACGTGCCGGCAGCGGTCACCACGCTCGGCGCAGGGCTCACCACGCCGTTCCTCGCGTTCACGAACCAGGCATCGGAGGCGATCTCGGCAGTAACCCCGACGCTCGCAGCCACCACGTACAAGTACGCGGTGACGGCGTTCACTGACGACACCGGGATCAAGATCACCCCGACCGCAACGACCGGGACCATCTACGTAAACGGCACCATCGTCGCAACGGGGGCGGCATCGGCCACGATACCGTTGAACCTCGGCACCGGGGCGGTCACCACGATCTTTGTCCTGGTCGAGGAAGCGGCAACGAAGACCGTGAGGATCTACCAGATCGACGTGACGATCGGCACCGTGTCGAGCCCGCCGTGAAGGTGATCGCCTGATGCTGTCATCAGTTCCGATCACTCTCAGGGGAGACCAATACTCCCTCGTTTTCACACCCGAGGATGTGGACCTTATCGAGACCGAACAGGACGCCCCGCTGCTCCGGCTCATCCTGCCGGACAGCATGCTCCGGATCACCCGGCTCGGGATGTTCCTGAACTACGGGCTCAAGAAACCCGGCGAGTATGGGGCACACGGAGAACCCGTCCGGGCGCTCCCGCTCAACGGTGAAGGGAGGAAAGCCGCGATCGAGCTCGTCCGGCAGTACGTCCAGGGCAAACCCGCGACCGCCCTCACGGCACTGGCGAACATCATCATCAAGGCTATCTCGGCGTCGTGGTTTATCCCCGTGGATTCAAAAGAGGCGTCTGCTTCCGTGCCTCAGGCGGTTGATCCGTCAAAAAACTCGGAAGGACCTGGATCGAGTCAGTCGAGCCAGTAGCATACGGACTATGTGCACTCACCCCTATCGAACTCTGGAACATGCCGCCCCGGGACTTCCTGGCACTCGTGAAGGCGAAGCTCGCACACCGGAAGGAGGAACGGCAGTTTATCGATCGGGTCGTAGCAAACCAGACGGCCTACCTGCTAAACCTCTGGAGCGGGACCGATGCGAACCCGGCGCCGTTCCAGGCAGAGAGGTGCATGGCGTTCGATTGGGAGAACAAAACGAAGGTCGTGAGGCCCGAGGAGATGACCGACGAAATGATGGAAGAATTTGACCGGAACATGGACTCATGGGAGATCGTGACACGGGAGGCGAGGCGCCGTGGGTGAAGAGGTAATCGGGTCTCTCTGGGTGATGCTCGGTCTCGACTCCACCCAGCTCAAGCAGGGCAAGGCCGAGGCCGAGAAAGCCCTGTCGGATTTCGAGAAGTCCGTCAACGTCTCGGAAGGCTCGCTCAAGAAAATGGCGACCGGGATCGCAATGGTAGCCGGGGCCGAGCTCGCAGTCGGGGCAGCCATGACAAAAGCCGCTCTTGACGCCGCCCGGTACGGCGACCGCCTCCACGACCTGACGCTGACCACCAGCCTGAGCGAGCGCAACCTCCAGCGGCTGAAATACGCCACCGAAGCGAACGCTGGCAACTTCGAGGAGGCAGCCGCCTCAATCGCGTTCTTTGCCCGGAGCGTCCGGGCTGCCGAGGACCCGACCAGCAACCAGTCAGAGGCCCTCAAGAAACTCGGGATCAACGCCGTCAAGTCCAACGGAGAGATCGAGGACATGAACGTCCTGCTTCCGAAAGTGATCGATAAACTTCACCGTATGGACAACAACACCGAACGGCTGGCCCTCACTACGGCCCTGTTCGGCAGGAACACAGGGGAAGTTGCCAAGCTCATCGAGATGGGATCCGCAGGGCTCAATGCATACGGCGACGAGGCGGAACGGCTCGGGCTCCTTATGAGTCCTGAGGAGCTCGCGGTGCAGCAGCAGTTTAACCAGCAGTGGGCGCAGATGAACACCCAGCTGCAGCAGCTCTACATCGAGCTCGGCACCCAGGTTATCCCGATCGTCCAGCAGCTGATCCCGATCTTCGAGGAAGTAATGCCCGTTGCCGAGGCCATGATCGACGTGATCGGACTACTCACGAACGGGTTTGTTGCACTGGCAGAAAGTGCAATGGCCGCACAGTCGGCAGTGCAGGGCGTCCTGTCCGGTGACTTCAGCGAGGCGCAGGCCCATATGGCGAACGCAATCGCTGCAGCAGAACGGGGAGAAGGCAGCGCCGAGGACCTCGCCGGCATAACCCCCGCCGGAGGGAACCCCGGGGGCAAGGTCACGAAAGGCACGTCGATCTCAAAGAGCAAGGCGCTCTATAACCAGCGGAACGGCATCACCCAGGTCGTCCAGGTCAACGCGGTCCAGCAGAGCCCGAATCAGATCAATACCATCGTGAAGGCCGCCAGCCAGACGCTCGCAACCCAGATCCGGATCGGAGGCTTCTGATGTTCGTCACCTTCTTATCCGGCCGAGGCATCACCTGGGATGACTCGCTCTTCACCAGCGACGAGCTGGTCCTTACCAACAACTACGACCTCGGGGCCGCCCCGGGCCGCGTGGCCTCGGTCGTCGCCCCCTACATCGATGGCGAGTGCTTCTATGGCGAGACCGTCGAACCCCGCGAGATCCTGCTGGAATACCTCCTGCAGTCCACCACTATCGCAGGTAGGGACGCGTTCATCAACACCCTGAAAACCGCGTTCAATCCCAAGGACGGGCTCGGCCTGCTGACGCTCGACATGGAAGGCGTCGACCGGGCGATCTGGTGCGTGCCCCTGGGCGAACCGGTCTGCCTGCCTGCAGGAGGCCGGCGCCCGTTCCGCCAGCTCGTGCAGGTCCGGCTCCGTGCACCCTGGCCGCATTTCTTCGATCCCGTGATCAACACCGTCACCCTCGCCAGCTTCTCGGGCGGGCTGTCGTTCCCCTGGAGCACGCCCTGGACGTTCGGCACGGCCTCGACTACCGTCACCGTCACAAACGATGGCAACGTTGCGACGCCCGTCATCGTCACGTTCAATGGCGATATCACCAACCCCCGGATCGATAACCTCACGACGGGCAAGTACCTCAAGGCCACTATGGCCCTTGCAGCCGGAGAGGCCCTGCGGATTAACACTGCAGCAGGAGAACACACGGTCGAGTACTTCCACGGGGGCCTGAATACCAACGGGTTCCAGTACCTCGACAGCGACAGCGAATTCTTCTGGCTCGAACCGGGGGACAATATCCTCTCGTTCTCGTCGTCGTCCGCGCTCGGGGCCGGCTCCAGTTGTAGCCTCGAGTATTTCGACCAGTTCATAGGAGTGTGAAAATGCCAAATACTGTTTATGCCGGGATACCCAACAGCCCGGCTGCAAAATTGCTCGCGCCGATATCCGCACTGGATACCGAGGCCACGCTGGATTACGGATCGTATCTCCCGGCGGCCCCCAATATCTGCACGTTCGGCACCGGAGAAGACGCGGAAACGGTGATGTATGCGACAAAGGTCGGGAACGTGATTTCGGGCCTTACCCGCGATCTGGATGGCAGCGGGGCGCAACCTTGGGGGATCAACACGGTTGTCCGAAGGGGGTTCTGCAATTACGACTGGCAGGCCGCAATCGACAAGATCGGGACGGGGAACGGACCGATCAGCCATACCGCCCTGGGCGACCTCACCGGTACAACCGGGCACACGGGGCTCCTCGATGTCGGCCTGACCCGGGCCCTTACGGGGATGTCGCTCATCCGAAGCGTGGACAACTCCTCGATCATCCTTTCCGGTGGTTTCGGTATTGCAGGAAACGGGGCGATCTTCCAGCTCTACGGCAAGGACCACGCCACCTACCCCGGGAAATTCGTGATCTACGTCCCGAACGCCGCAAAGTCGGGGAACGTGCAGCTGATGTACGCTGACGGCGCCACCAACACCCCGACGCCTGTATTCGCCGGCCTGAAAATGGGTGCAACCGCATCGGTGACTGATGGCGCGACCATCACCCACGGGTGCGGCACGACCCCGACATCGGTGGTTTGTACAGCATCGGTGGCAGGGGAGATCATCTCGGTCACCGCCAAGGGTGCCACGACATTTACGGTCGCGATTAAAAAGCACGACGGGTCGGCCGGAACGTCGCAGACGGTGAACTGGATCGCGTGGTTATGATGGCGGAGCAGCGACCGACAGAGGCAGTCAAGAAAACCTCTGCAGAGCTCAAGACGATGACCGAAGCCCAGTTCCTGACGTACTATCGCGGGGAAGAGATCGCATGGACTGAACAGCTCGAGAAGGATGCAGCCTGGGAAGCGGAACTTCGGGAGTTCGACAATACCCGGCCGCAACCCCTGAACGCCACTGACCGGGCGGCCCGGGCTGCGATCTTCACCAAATACGGGAAGACCCCGCCATGAATTTCAACACCGACCCGTTCAACCGATCCCCGTTCAACCGGCCATACGAAGAGATCCCCAACGTCCTCTACATCCCGAAGCCGCACACGCCGGTGATCGAGAACTATCCCGTCGGGGTGTATGACGAGAATTTCAACTGGATCGCCGAGATTGATGATTATATCTCGCTGTCCTGGACGCGGAGGTGGAGGACCGCGGGAGAGTTCGAGCTGCAGGTCAGCCGTTACGACAAGAGCGGGAACGATCGCGATCTCGATGCTGATTACTGGATTTCTCTCTACCGGGGGGGCATCGCTCGGATCGCCCAGATCAAAACCATGGAGCTCCCCCTGGATGCGAACGGGAAAGCCTCCGAGATCTGGACCATCCGCGGCCCTGATGCGAAAGGGATCCTCGCGTCCCGGATCGCCATGGTGGGCGTGACCAGCGGCACCGGGTTCGATACCCAGACCGCGGTGTCGGCAGAAGCGGCCATGAGGCACTATATCGACGGAAACATTATCTCGGCGACGGACGTGAACCGCCGGATCGCCGCGCTCGAGTTCGAGACCATTCACGCCCCGCAGTTGGGAGGCACGGTCTCGTATTCCGCCCGGCTCGAGGACCTGCCGGCAATCCTTGAGGCGATCTGCCTGGCGTCACCGGATCAGGTAGGGTATGACGTGGTGTTCATCCGGTCCACCAAGAAGCTCCAGTACCGGACGCTCCTCGGCACGGACCGCTCGGCAACGGTGAAGTTCAGCACCTTAATCGGGAACGCCGCCGCGATGGCCTACACGCACGACCGGACACCCGTCAAGACCGTGGCTTATGTAGGAGACGCCGGGGTGGACGCTGCCCGGACCTTCTCCGAAGTCTACGATGGGACGGAGCCGGCAGGGCTCGATCGTATCGAGACCTTCGTTGACGGGTCCGATACCACCACGGCTGCAGAACTCACGCAGCGGGGGCACGAGACTCTTAACGAATGCGGGGCTGCCGAGACTGCCGAGTTCTCGGTGCTCAAGGACAAGTCGGTCCAGTACTCGACCAGGGCCGCGGCCGGCGACTACGATAACGGCGATATCGTGACCGTCGTCTATGGCGGGATCATGACCATGGCCGCCCGGATTGTGGAGATCACCGAAGAGTACGGGGTGAACGGATCGTTCGACGATGTCCGGATCACCACGGGCACCTCGAAAGACGACCTGAAGAGGTTCTTCAGGCAACAGGAGAAGAAAAACAGCGTCAGGAGACGAGCATGACCGAGACTTCAATGATGTATGCGGGGACTGCCACGGATACCCGCCAGTATCTCGCCGCAGATATCGCGGCGTTCATCCGTGCACAGGTCACCGATGGCGTCTGCCACGGGATCCTCAACGCCCTCGCGGTATCGCAGCATGGGGCGGGGGACCGCAGCGTGGATGTCGCCACCGGGAAAGGATGGGTTTACGGCTACTTCGTGAGCAACGACGCCGTGCTCAATCTCGCGGTGGACACCAACACCAGCGGCAATCCCCGGATCGACCGGGTAATCCTGCGGAACACGGTCGCCTCCGGGATCTCCATTGTGATCCTGAAAGGCACCCCGGCAGCATCCCCCTCGGCCCCGGCCCTGACGCAGACGGCCGTCACCTGGGAGATAAGCCTCGCCCAGCTCGCCGTGGCAAACGGGTTCACCCAGATCCTGGCGGCCAACATCACCGATGAGCGATCCTATGTGACGGTCAAGCGGTTCGACGACACTATCCTGGTGATTGATGGCAACATCGCAGCCGGGGGATTCAATGCGACCAACGTTGCGGACGCGGTCCTGGGGGACACGACCACTGAAGGCGATATCCTCAATCAGGCCCAGTACGCGGCCGCGGCTGCCTACTTCAACGCCCCGGCCGGCACGGTCTGGCATTTCGGCGTGGCGTCGATTCCGACCGGGTTCCTCATCTGCGACGGGGCGGCAGTCTCGCGGACAACCTACGCGAAACTGTTCGCCGCAATCGGGATCCTTTGGGGCCCGGGAGATGGCAGCACCACGTTCAATGTCCCGAACCTGACCGGGTATATCCTGGTGGGAAGAGACCCGGCGCAGGCCAGTTTTGATTACGTCGGGGATATCGGGGGCGAGGCCACGGTGACGCTCGACGCGACCATGATCCCTGCCCACACTCACCCGGCATATTCCGTGCCAGGAACCTTCCCGGGCAGCACGGGGGGCACCCCTGCAACGGGCGGGGCCGTGAACACGTGGTCACCGGCAACCGGCAGCACGGGAGGCGGCGGGGCGCATAACAACCTCGGGCCGTACCTGAAACTCTCCTACGGGATCAAGGTGTGATCATGGTCGAAACGTTCGGAATGTTCGGGGATGCAAGCGATGTCAGGACCTATAACCAGCCCGCATGGCTGGAGTTCATGCGGGACCTGCGGGGGGATGGGTATGTCTACAACGGCCTCGCTGTCTCGCAGCATACGCCCGCACTGATGGGGGTCGACGTCGCCATCGGGGAGGCGTGGATCCAGGGCTGCTGGTATTCGTCCAATGCCGTGATCGCGCTCGCCATCGCAGCAGCGGACGCCGTAAATCCCCGGATCGACAGGATCATCCTCAGGAACAACATCACGGGCAGCCGGAAGATCACCGCGATGGTCCTTACCGGCACTCCCGCCGCGGTCCCTGTCGCTCCCGCTCTCACGAGGACCGCTGATATCTGGGATATCTGCATCGCCCAGGTAGCAGTGGCGGCCGGTGCGACCTCGATCCTGACGGCCAACATCACCGACAAGCGGACCGATTTAACGGTCTGCGGAGCCTCATATCCCGATTGCATAAGGGCCTCGGGCATCATTCCGTTGGAAGCGTTCAACGTGAACTCGAAGCGCCTGACGAATTCCGCTCTCCCTGCCGCTGGTGGCGACGGTGCCACGGTCGGTTACGCCAACACCAAGACGATCCCGCTCCCCACAGGGATCATCTACTGGTTTGCCGGGGCGGCAGTCCTTGCCGGGTACCTCGAGTGCAACGGGCAGGCAGTCTCGCGTACCACGTACCCGGGACTGTTCGCGGTGTTCGGCACGACCTGGGGAGCCGGTGATGGATCGACCACCTTCAACCTCCCGGACCTCCGGGGCAGGACGATCTTCGGGTTCGACTCTACGCAGACGGAATTCGACGCGATCGCAAAGACCGGGGGGGCTGCAACCGTCACCCTAGCGGAAACGAACCTACCCGCCCACCACCACTCTGCTGCAACCTTTAAGGTGGGATCGGCCGGTGTATCGGCCGGTGCCAACTCCAAGATCGCACCGGGGGCCGTGCAGGTCACGACATCGGACCCCGCGACCGGTGGGGGAGCACATAACAACCTGCAGCCGTTCGCAACCATGATTGCCATGGTCAGGGGGCTCTGAAAATGTCAGTAGTTTCGAGGATTTACGACAGCACGAATTACACCCAGGCGCTGATCGCCGAGATCTTCGCCTCGCTCATTTCCGATGGGTACGCGTCAGGCCTCGCGGTCTCGGCCACGGCACCCGCCAGCATGGCCGTAAGCGTAGCGCTCGGCCGGGCGTTCATCCAGGGCTTCTGGTACAAATCCGATGCGGCCAACGTCCTGACGATCGCGGCAGCGGATCCGGCAAACCCCCGGATCGACCGCATCGTGATCCGGCTCGAGACCGGCGGGGCGAAGCAGGTCACCGCCCGCGTTCTCACCGGGACCCCTGCAGGAAGCCCGAGCGCCCCTGCCCTGACGCAGACCGCGGCAGTATGGGAGATCTCCCTGGCACAGATAGCCGTGGCTGCAGCCGCGTCGTCAATCGTTGCCGGCAACATCACGGACGAACGGGGCAGCTCTGCCGTCTGCGGTCGCATGGCAATGAGGCGGGCGAGGTTCTCGGAGCTGATCGTGACCGGCAACATCAATCTCGGCGGCTACAAGGTGACGGGCCTTGCGAACCCGTCCGCAGCCGCCCACGCGGTCAATAAAACGTACTTCGACGCGGGACTTACTGGCGGGGTCTTCGGTGTCAACAAATGCGTGATCATCCCCTGGCCAGCCTCAACACTGCCCGCCGGATTCCTCGAGTGCAACGGGCAGTCTCTCGTCCGGGCAAGCTATCCCGCGCTGTTCACGGCGTTCAGCACCACGTTCGGCGCTGCCGATGGCACGCACTTCAACCTGCCTGACCTCCGGGGCCGGAACCCTTACGGTGCAACCTCCGCACTTGGGGCCACCGGGGGGGAGAAGACGCACGTCCTGTCGGTTGCCGAGATGCCGGGCCATACCCACACCCTGCACACGACGAACCAGGCCACGAACGTGACGCACGAGGCCGGCGCGAACCCGAACGTCAACTATACCAACTCCGGGCAGACGGAAGACACCGGCAGCGGCACGGCCCACAACAACCTGCAGCCCTACACGACGATGAAGTATATCGTCTACGGCTCGTAACTTTTTTTAAAAAAGAGAGATTTACCGGTGGAGCGTTACGCAGACCGGGAAATATTCCTGCAGGTCCGCCCGCCGCGAGATCCGCCGCTCCCGGCTCTCCCAGGTCACGGTCCCCGCGTGGAGATCCGCGCCCGCATCGTGGTAGGTGTAGGTATCCTCCCGGGCGTCGTAAACGTCGATGATTGAATAATTCAGGTGGTAGTGATCCGTCACCAGGGCCCCAGGGGAATAGTATGGGTACGCCCTCGGAACCGGCTCCGGGGATGTCCCGGCAATCACCAAAACCCCGGCCACGAAAGCGCCGGCAACCACCAGCGCCGCAACGACCCATGCAATCTTTTGCATGGTTCAACTGTATCTCAGTTCGAGCCGATAAATATACTGGTTCTATTATTCACAAGCAATGCCGTTCTTATCCCTGTCCAGCCGGTGCAGGTCACCCTTCCCCATACCCCGACAACGCTCGAAGCACTCCTGCGCCGCGCTATGGTCGGGAAAGTCGTCGCAGTTATATCGGTTCGCGGAACAGTCGCAGGGGCCGGCCATCGGGTCCGCGGCCGTGGTCCGGACAAGCGGGGCGAACGTGGCAATTTTCGTCGGGGGCCCGCTCGGGATTTCGGTGGCCGGGACCGGATCGGGCTCGTCAGCACAGCCGGCAAGAAGGATAAAAGAGACGATCAACACCATGGCGCCGATCTGTTTCATAAAGTGCGAGGGATGGGATTCGAACCCAAGAACTCCTGCGAGACTAACCCCTGAAGCTAGCGCCGTTGACCTGGCTTGGCTACCCTCGCTCGCATCCTTAACTTTTCACGCTCTGGTGCCTTGTTCCGTCGTGCGGCCCTGAACCTTACGCAATAACATGGCGTAATATATACCACCCGCACACACTCAGGGATCATGTCCGAGTACCTCAAGAAACTCCCGGGTATCGACGACACCAACCGGGAAACCCTCAAATCCTATATCCGGAAGCAGGAGCTGCGGCAGCTGCAGCCATCCAGCATCCAGGACAAGACCTGGCGGGTGTACTACCTCCTGAAATTCCTGAACTGGAAAGACGCCCGGGAGATCTCGAAGGAGGATCTGGAAGACTACATCATCGAGCGCAGGAAGACCGTGAGCCCCCGGACGCTGCAGGGGGATATGATCGAGCTCAGGATCTTCTTCAGGTTCCTGGACCCCGCAAAGGAAAAAGAATTCTTTCCGGCGGACGAGCGGATGCAGAAACCCAAGATCGAATACCCGGACGCGCTCTCGCGGGAGGAGATCCAGCGCCTGGTCGAGGCCTGCCGGACGGTCCGGGACCGGGCCCTGGTCAAGTTCTTCTGGGATACCGGCTGCCGGCTCGATGAGGCCCTGTCCCTCAATATCGGGAAGGTCACGTTCGACCAGTACGGCGGTGAGGCCCGAATAAAAGGCAAGACCGGCGAGCGGATCAACTGGCTCGTGGACAGCGTACCGGAACTCCAGGCATGGCTCGCCACCCACCCCATGAAAGGAGATCCCGAGGCCCCGCTCTTCATCACGTACTCGAGGTACGGGTTCGGGGGCCGTCGCCTCAATGAACGGACCGTGCAGAATCTCTGCAAGGTCCTGCAGAAGAACGCCGGCATCTCCAAGGAGGTCCACCCGCATGCATTCCGGCACGCCAGGGCAACGGATCGGGCCCGGGAAGGATTCACAGAGATGGAGCTCCGGATCATGTTCGGCTGGTCGAAATCCTCGAACATGCCGGCGGTCTATATTCACCTGTCCGGGGCCGATGTGAAGAAGAAGGTCCTCCAGAAAGCCGGCCTGCAGGAGGTCGAGGATACTCCCGGGGACCGGCCCCTGGACCCGGTAAAGTGCCCCCGCTGCGGCCTGCTGAATGAAAGGGGATTCTGGACCTGCGCCCGCTGCAACACCCCCCTATCCCCCGACGCCATGCGGTACCTGCAGGTGGGCCGGGAGATCATGGAAGATCCCGATCTGATGATGGAATATGCCAGGAAGAAAAAACAGGAACTCGCGGTAAAGTAATCACTTTCACGGTGCGCAGGTGCACCAGAATTTATACCAATGAATAAAAATAAGGGTGTGTGTGGATGTGAGAGGGTGCCAGATTGATCACAAAAGAAGAGGTAAAAAGAGCGATACTTGAACTCCGGGAGGAGCTCTTTATCGAGGGGGGTTGGGAGGCAATAGAGCGCAGATATCCGGATCGCCTTCCGCCCTCAAAGCGACCAGCTCCGCCTTAATCATTTTCCGGCGGATCTCCGGATCGATTTTTTCAAGAATTGCCCGCCTGATAACGTCGGTGAGGTTGTCGAACTGGTCCTTATGGTCCGCCTGATACTTGTCTAACTGTTCCCGCAACTCCGTTTCCATCCTTAAATTAAACTGCTCTGTTCTCGACATCGGTTCCCCCGATAACTGTCTATATTGTATCTAGACATACTACTTATATTTTCAGGTAGAATTTGCATATAAATCAGGTATAAAACAAATACACAAACTATATATATGCATACGTTGTATAGACAAGATATACCAAGGAGGTATGATGAAGCGTATGCAAAAAAACATCCGCATAACTGAAACCGACCAGGAGCGCCTCGACCGCCTGAAAGATGCTGGCGTTGAGGTGACTGAGAGCGACCTGTTCAAGAAAGGGCTCAAGGTCCTGGAGTACTGCCACGTGAACAAGATCCCGGTACCCGTATGACCGCGCAGGCCCTGCCCCGCCAGATTGTGGACCAGCTCCGCGCTGAACGCGGGGGCATCGTGGACTTCGCCGTGGAAACCGGCCGCATCGTAATCGTCGAACCAAAGAGTTGTGAGCACAATGACAGCATTATCAAAAACCGAGAATGATGGCGCCCCGTCAGCCCGTGGAAAGGATCAGGGGAACGCCACAGCAGTATCGAACGCCGAACGCCTTATCTTTTCCGGCCCGATCCGCGTCCGCGGCCTCAAGCCCCCCTACGTGCCCGGCTCCGGGCCCTGCACGGTGATGGACCTGCCCTGCAACCATCGCAAGGGGTACATGTGCCACAATGACTGCGAGTGCCCGCACGACCCGGCGCTGATCGAGGCATACCAGGATCAGGTTGTCGAGAACACGCCCACGAGCCGGACGATGGAGCGGACCAGCAGGAGGGCGCGGGCATGATCGCAGCCGAAGCCATAACCAAGACCTCCGCCGATTGTGCCGCGTGCCCGGTCCTGGGCCGGTGCAACGCTCACATCACGGGCGGCAGCTGGGACCATGCGGCGGGCGCTCACCCGTGCCGGCCGGTAATCGCTCCGGCCCGGTCCCGGATCATCAACGCGGACGACCCCAACGCCCCGGCCACGGTCAGGGAACAGTGCCTCGCAAAGCTCGCGGAGATCCGGAAGGGCCCGCACACGGTCAGGACGGTGCACTGATGGCCGCAGAAGAACAGATAACCCGGCACATCCACGAGACGAAGGACGCCCGGCCCGACAGCATCACCATTGGCACGCCGAGCAAGGGCGGCGAGGTTAAGGTCTACTTCAACGCCACCTCGGATGCACAGGAGATCAAGAACCTGATCGATCAGGCGATGCAGGCCCGCAAGTACGCGAACGACGCGCTTGCCAAGTACGGAGCGTGAGCAGGATGGCGGAAACAATTACCGGCGCCCTGCTCGACTTCTCCTTTGAGGAGAAGAAGGTCAACATCGAGGGCAAGATCTACCCCATGTCCGCGGACGCCGCGAAGTTCTGCCGGGTCTGCGGGATCCCCAAGAAGTCCTCCGTGGACATCAAGGTGAACGAGAAGGGCGAGGTCGTGGATATCCGCCCGCACAAGGACCAGCAGCCGGCACCGGCAAAGCAGGAGGAAAAGAAAGATTGCACGTCCTCAGGAACTCCTGCAGCACCGGCCCAGGCAGCACCCGCAGCGGATGCCGAGATGCACGGCAAGCTCGACAAGATCGACACCAGCGCCCGGACCTTCTCGATCAAGGATGTTGGCGACGCCGTCCACCCATTCAAGTGGACCGACGTGCTCGACGCGGTCATGAAAAAGTGGCAGCCCGGGTACTACCTGACGGTGAAATACAACCCGGACACCTACGCCGTCAAGAACGTGACCTACTGGCAGGAGGGCAAGGAGGTCTGGCAGCGGGAGCACAAGGGCGGCAGCGGCGGGCGCGGGTATGCACCCAGGAACGAGAAGCCGGCGATCTACGGGTGCTGCTACACGGAAGCATGCGAGACCATGCGCCGGCTGATTGCCCCGCAGGTGCAGGGCGAGGGGGATCCCGAGAAGCAGTTCAACCGCCTCATGGACATCGCCCGGGACCGTGCGCTCAAGGATGCGGCGGAACTCTGCAAAGCGGCGGGGGCGTGAGATGGACCTCACACCCGCAACAACAAAAGAACTTGTCGCCGAGATCGCGAGGCGTGAGGGTGTTACAGAGGTCGTCTGCCCCGACCCGGACCACGAGTTCAAGGTTCGAGTTCAGGACGCTGATGGTCGCCCAAAGGAGCACGGCGTTTCCGGCATGTGCAATAAAGGCCCCGCCCGCATCCTGGTGGTGATCGACTGATGCCCCCGATCTACCTTGGCGCCATGGTCAACGGGCAGATGATCCGGTACCTCCACTCCACGCCCCCGACCCTGGCAGAGGCCGAGCTGCTGGCAAACGACATGAACGCGGGGCTGGAGAAGGCGGAGTATTTCGTGGAGGCGGGGGAATGATCCCCCGCAAATGGAATCTCTCCCTCACCTACGAGCCAAAGGTCGAGGCTGTCAAGGCCGGAACGTGCCGGCAGACAATCCGCCCGGTGGGGAAAGGCCCGAGGAAAAGAGTGGGGGATCTGGTATCATTCCACGGCTGGTCTGGCCGGCCCTATCGCTCATCGTGGTCCTGGCGGATCCCCTATACCCCCCTGGTCGAAGTGATCGACATTATCATCCGTCCTGACTGTCTGAAACTCGCGGGGCTGTCTTTTCTATTCCCATGGTCAGATCGGGGGATAAAAACCATCGCCGAAAAGGACGGGATCGTTCCCCCGACCGGAGAGGCCCTCCGGGATGTGCTGATGAGTAAGAACAAGATCCCGGACGCCGGGATTGAAGCGCAAATTTTGAGGTGGTAATTTTGAAAATAGACATTCACATCACCGACGCCACGCCCATAGAGGCGCAGCGCATCCTTATCGGGATGCAGTTCGCAGACCATATCCTCGGCAATGATGAACCGCGGGCGACCGTGATGCCCAAGAAGCAGCCCGCCGATCCCACATGCGATGAGGAGACCGGCTGCAAGGGGTGCATTGATGGAGCCAAAGGGAATTTCGGGAAAGTCTGCGAGGAGTGCAGCCCACCCCCGGCCCCCATCGCCCCGAAGCTCAAGGCGAGGCATAACCCGCCGGAGAAGACCGCCGAGAAGAAGAAGACCGGCCCGAAAACCGACCCCGCGAAGGTCAACCAGTACGGGATCCCGTCCGAGCTCTACCGGACAGACAAGAACCTCTATCAGCGCCTGTGGGGCCGGTGCAAGAAGCACGGGATCAAGTACGAGGCGGCCCTGGCAATGGAGGCCACGATGCGGAAGCGGCCGGAGAAGAAGGCGAAGGCCCCGGCGGCAGATACCACCAAGGATTCAGCTCAAGCAATTGCTCCAAGCAATGAAGCAAAGGCCCCGAAGAAGCCCAAGGTCAAGAAGCCCCACCTCCTGCACCGGATGAAGAACGCGAAACCCCCCGAGGCCCCGCCACAGCAGGAGGAGCCGGTCACGGAGTACCCGACCGAGCAGCCCCACACCGCAGCGGCCGAGGACCCGCTCGATCCCCCGCTGCAGCACGACGACACGCCCGAGACCTACACGGTCAAGGGCCTCGACCAGGACCTCGCGGACGCGCTGCCGGAGGAGCGGCCCCCCACCGGGCACGAGGAGAAACGCGAAGCCGCGAAGACCATGGAGAACATCAAGATCGGCGACCAGGTCCGGCAGGTTGCCGGCCTGAAGATCTGCGCCGGCATCGGGACCATCAAGCGGGCCGTGCCGGGAGATCCCCGCGTGCTCGTGGCGTTCGGCAACGGAACGGAATGGCTGGATCGCAAGTGCCTGGCGCCGGTGATGGCATCATGACCCGCCAGGACCTCCAGCGGATCTGCCGGCATGCGATGTACCGGCGCGTGCCCGGGACGCGGGTGAAGGTGTGCGTATTCTGCGGGTACCGGTGGCAGCCATGATGCCCGAATCGCTGCGGATACTCCCCTCCGAGATCGGGCCGGTTATCCCGGTTGTGGACATCGAGGGGCTTCTCGGGTACAGCAGGAGCGCGATCAACAAGGTCCTCAAGGAGCATGAAGGAAAAATGACCCCTTGTAAAACCTTCCTCCCCCTTCCGACCGTCCGGGGCTCACAGCAGTTCCTGTGCCTCAACCGCGAGGGAGTTGACAACCTCCTCCTCCTCATTCACCCCTCGAAATCCCGTATGACTGCGGAAGGTTTCCTTGAGTTCCGGCGGGACCTGCTGAACAAGATGGGCGAGCCCAAATCTGTTGCGCTCACCACAACCGAAGCCGCGCCGGTCCCCGCCACCACAACGCTCGACAGCGAGATCCTGCACGCCCGCAAGCTCGCGGAGAAGTGCGGCAAGAACCCCGACGCCTTCCTGGCGATCGCGCTGGAGAAATGCGGGGACGGGGACTATGCCCGGGCCCTGCAGGCGCCGGCGCTCGTGCACGGTGAACCCGGCTGGCACAACGTAACCCAGCTGGTGGCGCTGTGCAACGATCCGCTCCTGAACCCCGAACGGCTGAACTATTTCCTGATGAACCGGGGGTTCCAGTACCGGGACGAGAACCGGCTCTGGCGGCTCACCCCCTCCGGCATCGAGCACGGCCGGGAGTATCTCTACACGAGCCCCCACCAGCACAGCGAGATCCGGATATCGTGGCGGGAGTCAGTCCTGTACGCGTCGGGCCTGAAACGCCCCCTGTCCGTATCGCAGGCGCAGTTATCGGCAAAGGTGTGATCATGGGCCGGAAGAGTAGACGCAACAGGAGCGTACGCCACGAACCGAAAGCCCCGCGGCAGCCGCCCATCGCCCGGGCGGTCCTTGACGCACTGCTCCAGGACGCGAAGATCGAGCGGATGACGCAGGCCGAGATCATGCAGGAGCTGGTCCGGAAGCATCACGGCGACGTGCCGGTCCCCGCGATCTGGAACCATATCGCAGACAGGAGAACACAGGCAGCAGCCACTACCCGCGGGATTAGCGGAGGTGCAGCGTGACGTATTGCATTGATTTTTTCAGGAAGTTCAAGAAGGAGGGGAATTTTTGCGGGCTTGACAAGTCCGAGGTTTCGAGGCTCAATGTGTACCTCGAAATTGTAGAGCAGCTGATGAAACGGAAGATCCCAGAGGAGCAGATCTATCAGAACTTCTCCGTTCGGGCAGCCCGCCCCCTCATCGAGGCGAAAGACGAGGCCCGTACTGAGGGGATGAACTTCGTTGCCTCCAAGCTCAAAGAGGGGAAGAAGGTGCAGACCGGGGACCTTCAGGACACCCTGAAAAGTTGGACATGTCCAACCACAAAACCCGCCGCGAAGCCCGTTCAGGAAAAGAAGCCCGAACCTGCGAAAGCGGAAAAGGCCGCAAAACCCCCCGAGTTCCCGGACCGCGTTCCGCCCGCTCCCTGCACCGTACCCTACCGGGCAGACCCGGCAAAGCCCGTGCAACCATCGCTCGGCGAGTCCGTGCGGAAGAGGGAGATGGAGCAGGCCGGGCCGAACCAGCAAGCGGAGGCCCCCACGTGGTCCATCGAGACCTGCCGGTCCGGCAAATGTCCGGATGGTCAGAACCACGTCACCCGGGGCAGCAAGGAGGCGGGCCTGGGAGATAAGTGCAACATCTCCGGCGGCTTCATCCGGGACCAGAAGTTCTGCCCCTACCTGGAGCGGGTGAAGCGGGCCGCGGCGCAGGGATTCACTCCCGCCAGCGTGATCGAGCCGGCCGGGAAGCCCTTGATCGAGCACCCGCCGTACAATGTGGTGCCCGTGAAAGTTACCGCAGACCAGGCCGGCCAGTGGATCACCGCGATTGTCCGGGGATATCTCACACCGTCGAGTCAACGGGTATGGGAGAGCATCAGGAAGTCCGGCGAGCTGGGAGATTCCGATCTTGAGATCTTCCAGGGCCTGATCGACAACGCAGCGGACAGGGTGCAATGATGTCGCTCTCAAAACCATTTGCCTTACCTTACCTTACCTTAGTCAGTACACTCAGGAAGGAAGGAAGGAAGGAAGGGAAGATTCCAGAGGAAACATCAGGGTCCGGGTGTTCGAATTGAGCGGCCCCCGGCTCGTTAAAACCTCCGTCCATATCCCCGAGGACCTCTATCTTCTCGCCCGGCACCTCGGGCTCCGGAACCTCAACGAGTTTGTCCGGGATGCCCTCCAGGGCTTCGTTGACGGGCAGGAGGATCCCGTTGCCGATTCGGTCGCAACCCGGGCCCGGCAGATCGCCATTGATCTCCGTGCAAAGTCGATGCAGCAGCGGAAGATCACCTGCCGGACCGATGAGGAGAACGCAGAAATCGAACGGCTCCGAAGTGTCCGCCGCGCCCGGATCAACGAGGCCGTCCTTGTCGAGCTCCACCGGATCGGCGCCGACCGATTCGAGAAATACCTGGAAGATCCGGAAGGCGACTACCAGAGCATCCAGGACGACATCATCACCGCTGTCGGCAAGGCGTCCGGGTACTCCGTGGATCTGGCAGACGTGATTACCGCGTTCAAGGAGGTACGGGCATGATCCCCCTCACTATCCCCCACGGTGCACGGCGCCGGATCAGCAAAAACCAGCGGGTCGAAGTTGAACTCCTGAAGATCCGCGCCGCCAACCACCCCCGATTCTGCGCGATGGACCTGGCGAAGCGCACCAACCACTGCACGAACGGGATCGGCAATATCCTCCGGTTCACAACCGGGGTCCGTTGCCGGGGAAAAGGACTCTGGGAACTCACCGAAGATCCGATCAAGGTGCTGGCATGAACCCGCTCTTCCTCCCCCCGCTGGAAGGGTATAAAATCCCCGCCGTATGTTTCGCGATCGCGTTCGTGATCGTCTACCCGGTCTATCACAAACTCCGGTACGGGAGATGGCTATGAAATCGAAGTCATGCAAGGCAAAAGGCCGGCAGTTCCAGCAGGATACCCGGCTCGCAATAATCGCAAACTTCCGGATTAACGAGCTCGATATCCAGAGCACGGCCATGGGACAAGCCGGCTGCCTCGACACCGTGAAGGCCATCCAGGCGGCGCAGGAGAAGCGGGATCCCCACACTCACAACCCCGGCCCGCAGCCGGTCCAGGAAGGCTGCTGCGGGACCTGCGGCCACCACAAGGGCCGGAAGACGTTCCACGAGAGCTGCCCCCGAATTGATGAGCTAGTCTTCAAGAAGGGGCCCAAGAGCGCCAAGGTCCTGATGGAGGAAACGCAGCGGGAGAGATGCGAGCACTGGATCTCGAAAGCCGAGCGGATCCCGAATGTCACCTGGTGCAGCACAATCCGGAACTGCCCCTCCCTCGATTGGGAAGGCGGGATGTGTACTAAGACCGGCAAGAAACTCACCGATCAGAACTACTGCCCGACGCAGCACCTGATCGGGGAGACGGAAAAGCCGGCAAAGAAGTCGGAAAAACGGCACATCAAAGGATCCACCGGGGAATGCAACGGTTGCCGGTACGACAACCTCGGACCCGATCGCATCCCCGGCTCGGCCTGTCTGCATCCGGATTTTGGAACGACGGAGTTCTTAAAATATCCGATTAAGGGCGGATGCTACGAGGCCTTCTTTTTGAAGTACCGGATTAAAATCACGAAGACCGACGACAACAAAGACCTGGTAGATACCGGCAACCCGTATTTCCTCAACATCGCCCGGCAAGGCAAGAGGGATTTCGATCTGGTGATGACATCGGTACCAATGAAGGACCGGGACGAGCTGATCCATTCCGCACTAACAACGCTGAAAGGAGTCCCATCGAAGGCAGCAATACGTGAGAACTTCACTCTCGTAGATGAGACCGGGGAGTTCCAGCTGTCTGACTTCTTCAATGAAGAAGATGGCGCGGTACTGAAACCACAACCGAAGAAGAAAAGCGCGAGCAAGAAGTCGAAAAAACAGGAGGAAACCCTATGATGAAGATCGAAGCGAAAACAATGGAGGCGTTCTGCAACATCCTGACCGCCCTTATTCACGAAAGCAGGCTGACCATCACCGAAAAGGACGGCATCATCACCAGGGCCGTGGACACCGCCAACGTTGCGCTCGTCCAGGTCACGCTCCCGCCCACCGCATTCACCGAGTACAAAGTCGAGAAGTGCCAGGTCGGGATGGACGTGCACAAGTGGAAAGGCGCGATCGGCGTCATGAAGGCAGACGCCACGGTCACGATCGAGATCCCGAAAGACGGCCGGATCACCCTATCGGACGGCGGATACGACTACAAGATCACGCCCCTGGACTGCAACACGATCCGGAAGGACCCGAACGTCCCCGGGTTCCAGCTGCCGAACGCACTGGAAATCGAAAGCAAGGAATACATCGAGGCAATCAGGGCCCTCGCCATCATCGGGGACAAGATCAAATTCACCATCTCCGGCTCGAGCCTCGAGCTCGCAGCCGAGGGCGACACCGACTTCCTGAAAAAGGAGATCCCGGGCGAGAGGCCGGCCGGCAAGAAGAACGAGACCGCCGCCTCTTCCCTGTTCTCGATCGAGTACCTGAAGGAGATCACCAAGGGCCTCAAGCACACCGACAAGGTCACGATCCACCTCGGCATCGACCACCCTGTCCGGTTCGATTTTATGGCCGGCGAGATCGAGGCGTCGTATGTAATCGCCCCCCGCATCGAGCAGGGGGAGTGAATATGTCGGCACTCGCGGTCAAGGTCTCCCTCAAACAGGAGGACGACGCCGAATACGGTCTCATCTGGAAAGCCGAGGTCAAGGACTGGAGCCTGAACGCCCAGGGTGACAGCCTGGAAGAGGTCCTCGCCATCATGGAACGGAAGATCATCGTGTACCTGCAGGAGACCTTCGGCACCAAGCGGAAGATCTCCGCCAGCGTCGGTCTCGCCTCCGCCCGAGTAGAGTTCGAGATCGAAGTGGCGAAGGACCGGACGCTGAACGAATTCGCAAAGGAGGAGGCGAAACATTGAGCGAAGCGGCGACCGTCAACCAGATCACCCTCACCACTCGGGGGCAGGTCCTCGACTTCCTCAGTGCCCGGCCCGACCCGGACGAGCTCATCACCTGGACCTGCCCGGAATGTCACGCAGTCAACAGCGGGACCTATCACAGCCACATCACCCGGTGCGGCTCTTGCGGCCGGGGACATTTCCCGGCCATTCCCCTGCCGATCGTGGGGGACGCTAAGATCAGCGTGAAACGAGCCTTCATGAACGACCGGCTCACCCAGATCGCGGACAACATCACAGAGGCGGAGGACGAGATCCGGAGTCTTGAAAGCCAAATCGAAGATCAGGGACGGTATATCAGGAGATGGAAGGAAGAGCAGGAAGACCTGAAAAAGGAATTATGGCTGGACAGGGTAAGCACGGGGGATGCATGAGGATCATCTACGAGCCCCGCGGCCGTGCCCTGGAGTATGCCCCCCTTGCTGCCAGCGGGTACCGCAACTGCAATCACGGCTGCCGGTACTGCTTCAATCCCCTCGCCCTGCACTGCACGGCCGAGAACTTCCGGAAGCCCGCGGTCCGGCAGGGCGTCCTCGCCCTCTTCGAGAAAGACTGCAAGGAGCTCGCGGCCGCGGGAGACCAGCGGGAGATCCTGCTGA